GATGAGCCATAATAATCTTCCCAGTCGGACTCTTTTCGTATTTTCTTTCGTTTACCCTTGACCTGTTTGTATCCAGCCCTTGTGAAATATTTTCTACCAATGTATCTTTTACCATTGGTCAAATTTTCTATTTCGTAAACAAAACCATAATAATCAGACGCTTCTTCAATTGTTAATTGTCTGCCCTCTAGCAGCCACATTAATATTCTTCTTCGTCATCCGTCCACTCTTGCTCTTCTGGATCTTCTCTTTCGAGATCTGTAGCGCCACAAAATGGACAAAACAAAATTTCATCATCGTCATTAACTGTTTCGGATTTAATTTTAAAATCCTTTTCGCAAGATAAACATTCATGCCATTGCATTTATTTTCTCCTTACAAACTGAACCCCTTGAAAGTGTTTTGATCAACGTCCTTTTTGACACCGCCAACAATGTAACTGGTAATTTCAGTTTCTTGCGGGGCAACTTGGACTTCGCCACCACTGATCCACTTTTGTGTCCATGGCAGTGGGTTTGATCCACCCTTGTATATATTATCAAAACCGATTGCATGAAGTCGTTTGTTAGCAATCCATTCGACATAGTCACAAAGCAGTTGTTCATTTAAACCAATCATTGATCCATCCTTGAAAAGATATTTTGCCCATTTCTTTTCTTGCTCAACAACTGATATGAACATGTCTTTGACTTCATCTTGAGTTTGTTTTTGAATTTTCTCAAATGCTGAATCGTCTTTTGGGAGAATTTTCAACATGTGTTGGGTTGAGGCAAGGTGAACATTTTCATCACGTGCGATAAATTTAATCACCTTTGCATTTCCTTCCATCTTCTTCAATTCAGCAAACGCCCAACTGCAAGCAAATGAGACATAGAAACGAATACCCTCAAGAGCATTTACTGCGTTTAGACAAAGCCACAATGCCTTTTTGTCTTTTGGGTTATTAATTAAAAGGTCATAATACTTGCTGATATCTTTTGCGCAATCAACGATTTCCTTAATATCCATCATCTCATCGAACACTTTGGATGGATCTGGATAAACGTTCCTGATGATATGAGTGTATGAGCGCGAGTGAATCGTTTCAAAAAACGACCAAGTGATAACCCAAGTCTCAAGTTCTGGCAATGAGACAATAGGAAGGAAAGCAGCAACAGGTGCTCGCCCTTGAACTGAGTCTAACAAAATTTGTCGTTTCAAATTGCTGGTGAAAATATGTTTCTCATATTCAGACAAACTTTTGAAATCTTTAGCATCACGCAAAAGATCAACTTCCTCTGGGCGCCAAAAGAAACCCAACTGCTTGTCTGTCAGTTTTTCAAAAATAGAATATTTCTGTTTGTCATAACGGGCAATTGAGACAGGGTTACCAAAAAACGCTGGCTCATTTGTTGGGTCTGCTTTTTTATGGTGGAATACACTCATGATTTGTTCTCTTTTATTTCATAATCAAAACGGTCATCATCAGACAAAACCCACTTTGCAGTATTTTCGACTGACCACATATTTGTTCCTAGTTTACGTTCAATAACATTCTGACCAGGTTTGGTGACAAAGGAAGGTTCAAATGCACGTATACGATTGTTTGGCTGTATTGCAAAATTACCATTGTCCAATTTAATAACATGTCCACATTTATGCTGGCCAGGTACTTCGCTAAACCCTGTGTCAAGAACATTTTTATCCTCCTGCGCCCAATCAAGGGTGAACAAATATGTACCTTCATTCCACTTTTTATTTCGATCAATATAACGCATACGTTTGTTTGTTAAAAAATCAAACTGTGTGACTGAAATATATGGACTGAAACTATCCCACAAAACTAGGTTGTAGAGTTCTTCTTGCGGCGAAGGAACCTTATGACAGAAAGCGTGGATCGGCATGCGAAACCAAACCCCTTCATCTTCCATGATGAAATGAAATAACGGGGCACGATGCGGTACCGACGCCACGCCAAATATAAGGACTGGAAGATAGAAGTCTTTTTCTTCATCCCAATCAACCCTATTTTGTAAAAAATTAGACCTTACATAACACTCAATAGGTGGTATGTTCGCATTCAAATATGCCATAGTGTATTATGGACAACCAGCATCGCGCAATGCACCGCCACAATTCATTGGAGGTGGTGGGGGTGGGGGTTCAGGGCAGGTGCAACAACGAGGTCCTGTCCCTGGCACCCAATCATCATCACCTAGAGCAACCTTTGGTTGTTCATTCTGTTCTGTTTGTGCCTGTGCTAGACCACTATGAGCCCAGTTGGTGCTGACTACACCCACCAGCAATCCTACCAGCGCAGCAAACCCAATTGTTAAATTCTTCATATATATTCTCCTTAATTATTTACCGCGAGCAGCCGCCTTTGCTGCTCTTTCTGCTTCCCTTGCAGCCATCTTTTCAGCCTGTGCTTTTGCAAAGTCAGCCTCTCTTTTGGCAATAGCCTCTTTACCCATTTCTTTTCTGATAAGATCTCTTTTGAATCCCGCAAGAACCTTATCAGGGTCACGTGATGCAGTAGGCTCATATTTAATAAGTTCTGCATATTTTTCTGGTTCAGTTTCTCGCATCAATTTTCTTTCCGCAAGAAAATTTTGTAGTTTTTCATTTGCAATCTTTTCAGCCTCGGCAACTTTCACAGGGTTATTTGCAACCCAATCTGCATAACGCTTTTCGGCTTCTGCTCTATTTGCTGCTCTTTCTTCTGGTGTTAATTCTGCCATTTTATTACTCCTGTTTTTCTTCTTCTGAGTCCAACCATATAATACTTTGGAAAGGGACTTTCACACTCTTCAATACGCCATTATCAAAAACTTCAATTTGCGCGTCTTGCACCCCTTTGTAATTTCTAGAGTACCAAAGGATGTCATAAACGATTTCTGAATTTAATTCTGAACAATTACTAATCCTAGCGCGCATACTCTATACCTCATATTTTACAACTTTCACAATCAGCATCATCCATTGCGCCTTTATTCAATTCTGGAGTTACCTTCACTTCCATTTCACCAGAGCCATCGTATGTATTGAAATAATACAATTGCTTACCACCATACTTATAAAACATCAGCATATGCTTAATCATTTCAGACATTGGGATTTTTTCTTCATCATAAAAACGAGGGTTGTATGATGTGTTAACTGAAATTCCCTGATCAATAAATTTTTGCAGCACAGCGCAAATCTTCAAATAGCCTTCTGGTGACTGTTGATCCCAAAGCAATTCATATTTGTTCTTCAAACGAGCAATTGCTGGTACAACTTGTTTCAATACGCCATCCTTTGATTGCTTAACTGATACAAGGCTGCGTGGCGGTTCAATACCATTTGTTGAATTTGAAATTTGAGCAGAAGTTTCAGATGGCATCAACGCCATCAGTGTTGAATTTCTAATTCCTGTTTCTTTCAACTGTTTGGAGAGTGATGCCCAATCCATTGCGTAAACAGGGTCAACCAATTCATCAACATCCTTTTTGTAGGTGTCAATAGGCAAAATACCCTCGCAATATTTTGAACTATCACTTGCTGGAATTTTACCATACTCAATAGCAAGGTCTGCTGATGCCTTGATCAGATAATATGACCAAGCCTCGGCATATTGATGAATTAATTTCAAGTCTGGTTCTGAATAATTTGTATTGTTTTTAGCAAGCCAGTAGGCAAAATTAATAATACCAACCCCAAGTGGGCGGCGATTCATAGTGCCATTTTGTGCAGCAATGACAGGATAACTTTGATAATCCAACAAGGCATCCAAAGCACGCACTGCAAGTATACATGGCAACTTGAAATCTTCTGGGCTCTTTATTTTACCCCAGTTGATAGCCGCCAGTGTACAAAGACTGATTTCGCCTTCGGGGTCATGAATATGCTTCAGTGGTTTTGTTGGCAGGTCAATTTCACAACACAAATTGCTTTGACGGATTGGAGCCAGTGATGGAATGAATGCCCCATGCTCATTTGCATGATCAACGTTCATCAAATAGATTCTTCCAGTGTCTTTGCGCTCTTGAACAAATGCCGAGAACAAGTCAATAGCAGCAAGTGTCTTTTTTCTAACCTTCGTGGACTTTTCGTATTTTTCATACAACTCACGAAACAAGTCTACATTTGTGAAAAAAGCATCATACAGGTCTGGAACATCGGCTGGGCTGAACAAAGTAATATGTCCACCACTGAGCAAACGCTCATACATCACTTTGTTGAATTGTACACCATAGTCCAAATGGCGGACTCGGTTGTCTTCAGTTCCTTTGTTATTTTTGAGAACTAAAAGGTCTTCTACTTCATAGTGCCAGATTGGGTAGTAGAGCGTTGCAGCCCCACCACGGACGCCACCTTGTGAACAACTTTTGACAGCAGATTGAAAATACTTGATAAAAGGAATGATACCAGTATGACTAGCGTCGCCATTACGAATAGCGGACCCAAGAGCCCTAATACGCCCAGCACCAATGCCAATGCCAGCCTTTTGCGAGACGTACTTGACGATTGACGAAGCAGTCGCATTTATGCTGTCCAGCGAATCATCTGTTTCAATAAGAACGCATGACGAAAATTGGCGCTGTGGAGAGCGTACACCTGCCATAATGGGAGTAGGCAAACTGATATAAAAACCACTGATTGCATCATAGAGTTTTCTCACCCAATCAATTCTTGATCTTTCTTTACCCCAACGAGGATATTTAGAAAACAAAGTCATCGCAATAAGCATATATGCCACTTGCGGTGTTTCATAAATTTCACCAGTGACTCGATTTTTAATCAAATACTTACCACGGAATTGTTCCATGGCGGCATAGGTCAAATCATTGTCACGTGTATGATCAATATAAGAATTCAGTTCATCAAATTCTTCTTTTGTATATAGTTCAAGAATTTCTTTATCATAATATCCAAGGTCAGCAATACGCTTCACATGGGTATACAAATCATCTGGATCAAACTTTCCATAAACTTCTTTACGCAATTGATAGTTAATTAAACGTCCAGCAACGTACTGATAGTTTGGGGTTTCTTCAGAAATTAAGTCAGCCGCTGCTTTGATTAAAGTTTCTTGAATGTCTTCAGTTTTCATGTTGTTGTAAAACTGAATTTGTGTTTTGATTTCTAAATCAGAAACAGAAACACCAGACAAACCATCGCAAGCGTAAGAGGCAACACGGTGAAACTTGTTTATGTCGAGGAGTTCTTTGGCGCCATCTCTTTTCGTTACATGTACTGGTGTCATTCTTGGCTCCTCTTTAACGTAAATGTGTTATTGTCTGGAGATGAAACCCACTCAAGTTCAGTGGTCTCATTCCAGCCTAGTTCTTTCAAAATCTCTTCGGGGATGTCTATATATAATTCCCCATCTCTATTTTCTTTAACTGTTGTCGTCCATTGCTTCTGCGACATCTGGAAACTCCTTCTTGATAATTTCCCAAGCCATTTGTGCAATTTGCGAATGCTCCAGTTGAGTTCCGTTCCCCATTCTCAACTGGCAATAATGAACCCAGGAGCGTAAAGTTCCAGACATGTACAAAGTCGTCTCAGTCAAACCCTCTGGCAGTACTGCCCTTGCTTGCTCTTTTGCGATATTGTTTTCAAGAGCCCACTCATATGCAGCCAATGCTTCTTCAATTACATATTCTTGGTGCGCTTCCCACTCACGCTGAAGTTCGAAATCATGAACAACCAAACTGTTTTGTCGGTTTTTCAAATCCTGTAAACGAGCCTCACGTTTGGTGAAATTTTCGGAAACCGCATAACGTTGGCTAAACTCTTGAAACGAAAATGAACGGTGGCGGATGATTTGACGAGAAATATCTCTTGTTGTTTTGATCTCCATCACAACATGAACCATCTCAAGCGGAGACCAGTGGTCGTTTTTAATCAGGTACTTGACAAGTTTCCCAGCAGTTGAGGCATTGTTTTGATTTGCTGGGTTTGAAACTCTTGCTGCATATGCCACCAATTCATTTGCAGTTTCGCAACCGCAGTTTACTGGTTTGGTTATACCGATTAAACGAACTGAACTCATTTTACATCTCCGATCAATATGTTAATTTTCTTCATTATTTGTTTCTGAGTTTTACAATCAGAAAACAATTGCCTGGCAACTTGAACTTTATTTACTGAAATTTCATAGTCACCCCTTTGTATCAAAACTTCTACGCATTGACGCATAGCCATTGAAGTTCCTGTTTCATCAATGGAGTTTGACCAAAGGGTTGCCATCAAATTCCCCAGTTCTTCAAACCGTAATATTCAGACACCTTCTTCAATGCCATGTAATATTTCAAACTATCTGAAGAACCTCTTCTAAATTGTTTTTGGCTCATCATTGAAATTTCATTACCCAGCCTTCTAATATCTCTACTGATAATTTCTTCAAAATAATCATCTTCAGAAAATGCCGAGTTGATTTTCTTTTTCATTAACAACGTCTCCATACAGTCAAAAACAGTTTAGCCTCAATACCTTCCTTTGTATTCTCATCAATAATATTTTTGACCTGCTCAGGAGTTCTACCTGCAAGCACCATGTCATTAATATCTTTTTCTTGAATCGCTGAATCCCAAATACAGACCTTGTAGCCAGCCTCAATGCACTTGGCTATCTTTTTGACAGTTTCTATATTTCTGGGTTCGTTATCGTAGACGATTACTATACGCTCTTTTGATAATGAAGTCAACTGTATTTCAGTTAAAATATCACCGCCAGCAGTAGCAATAGCATTAGGAAGAAAAGTAGAATCAATTGGTCCTTCAGTGACATATATGGTTTTGCTCTCGTCTATAGTGTCCAACCCGAAAATTCTCGGTTTACTATCATCAAGCATGATAGTGATATAGCGGAGATTGCCCGCATGAGGATTGAACGACCTGCCTTGGAATCCGAACAAATTCTTATCCTTATCCAAAAATGGTATAACAAGTCGCGGCTCTTCTGGCGCTTTTTCATTCAACTTATCGGGGATCATTGAATTGACCCACTGTTTGAACTTGGGAGCGTAGAACAGTTTATAATGAACTGATGGGGGTATCTTTCTGTTATCTATATATTTCTTGACAGGGTGGTCATATGCCAACTGAGAAACTTTTTTTAATTCACCAAGTGGGGTATCCTTAATGAATTTCGGTTTCTCCATTTTCTTGATGAATACTTCGAGTTCGGATTTCTCCTGCTTCGTTTCACTCATCTTTTCCTTGACAAACTCATAGTATAGACTTTCATCAAGTGTCTTAATCAAGAATGGCAAACCCATTGAGGCGCCACAATTGTGACAATGAAACCTCAGTGTGTTTTTCTTTACGTAAATGTAACCGCGAGTTTTGGATTTGTTGTTTTGAGAGTCGCCGCAGATTGGACAGCGAAATCGGTAGGTGTTATTGTTTACTCGGGTAAACTTCTCAAGTCTCGGTGATATGAAACCGACATACTTGTGTTCAAGCCATAACATAGTATTTCCTTGTATCAGGTCAACAGTAACATTATACCCCTACCAAGGAAATAAAGAAAGTGTTATTTTAGTTCAATGGAAAAAAGTTTTGATATAACCCAACCAACTACAGCAGCCGCACCAACTACAAACCAGCGCCAAGTGTTCAATTCATCTATTTTCTTTTGCTGGGCTTGATGTTGATTTTGGGCTTCTTCCCGCATTGCTTTTATTTCTTGAAGTAAATCAACACGGAGCCCATCCATCATGGCTTGAATTTCTCTTTTGTCCTCGATAGTTCTGCTATCAAGTTTTTCAAGAGTGTTGTCAAATTTTTCGTAAATGACACTGAAAAAACTGACCTTTTCTCGCATTGCTGCGACTTCAGTTTCAATTTTACTTAATCTTGTTTCGAAGTCCATCATTTTCTTGCAAATTTCTCCGCGCCAGATATGCCAACCCCAGCAATAACAATATAGGTTATTGCATCAAACATAAATGCATCAACCTTATACCCAAAGAAAAGGTTGGAAAGGAATGCGGTAACTAAAAGCAGGAGACAAATAAAAGTCACCCACCTCTTTGAAGATGGGTGACCATCGCAGTCCTGCATTATTTCACAAAAATACTTTTTTGCTCTTTCTAACATGATCGACTCCTTTTATTCAAGCAGATCATGTCAAAATGAGTTTACTTATTTTTGTTGGTTTGGATCCGTTGAAAATGGATCTTGCGCATTTGCTGGAGCAGGTGCAGTTTCAGGGGCAGCGGCTGGGGCTGGCTCTGATGGTACTTCTGGAAGTGGTTCCGTTGGTACGTAAACTGTATCTGGTTCAGCTGGTTTTTCTTCTGGCTTTTTATCATCCTTGCCCAGCATAATGCCAGAAAGAATACCAGTCAAAAACGTTGCGATTGGAGTGATCAACTCGAAAAATTTAGCATCGTTTGGCGACTGCTCCATTGGCTGTGTTACAAAAATCAGTGAGTAGAGAACTACAAACACGATTCCAGTAAGTGTAAATGCCAATGAAAGTCCAACAATGAACTTTAATCGAGACATCAACTCATTATCTGTATACCTTGGTCCATTTAACATTATTCAGCTCCTGTTTCACTTGGTGGGCAAGTTTGTTCTGCAACTGGAGCAGGTGTTTCTTCAACTTGGGCTGGTGCTGAAGATTCTTTCGCAGCCTCCCATGCCTTTTGACCTACTAAATTTTCAGAACACTCACCTGTGGCCAAACATGCTGGCTTTTTGCACTCTTCATTATTCCAATTACTAGGATCCTGACAAGGATAACGGTAATTGGCTTCGCACCCAGTGAGGGCGCTGACAAACAATAATGAAAGTAGTGCCGCCCTCATTTCGCCTTTTTGGTGCGTGGTTTACGAGCAGCAACTTTCTTTACTGTCTTTTCGCCAGCAGCCTTTACGTCTGCAAGATTTACTTTACCGTCTTTATTGACATCAAGTGAACTCTTGACTGTGTTTACAACTTCAGTTGCTGATGACTTCACATCACCAAGATCAACCTTTCCATCTTCGTTGTGGTCTGGCTTGAAAACCAATTTCCAAAAAACCCAACCTACAACTGCAACAACTAACAATACAATTAAAGTTTCCATTATCATATCTCCTATTATTTTCTCAAACTTGACGAAACCAATCTGCGTGCCGTTGACGTAGCCAATGGCTGGTCGCTAGCACTCAACATACTTAACGCAGCAATCAACATTAAAATGCCACGGACATCACCTTTGTCTGATGTTTTGTATCTATTTAGCGAGTTAGCGATCATGGACAACAGAGAAAGTCTGGTAGCGTCCATGCCACCAGACTTCTCATTATCGTCTTTTTCGTTTTCTTCTGTAAATGTAGAAAACTTTTTCATCGCTCTTCCCTTTATTTTCTTTGTATTTATTATTGCGGAACCGCAGGTGTTTCTGGTGTCACCGCTCCTGGAGCCACTGGCGGTACAAGCGTCTTCAGTGTCTTTGGCGGTTTCATCAACTCTCCAGGAGGGGCTGGCATTTCAATCTTTGGTACCAGACGTGTCAATGGGTTTCCACATCCAACCAAGAGTAAAAAAGAAAGTGCTACAAGATATTTCATTGTGCTGCCTCCTTCTTCTTCCATGGCATGTCTGGAAGTTTAATATCCAAACCACGGTCGGCATTTTGTTTGTCAACGGACGCCTTTGTTTCAAGAATCCATGACTGTAATGAAACTAACTGTTGAGCATTTTGCAAACAGAGGGAGTAGTTTGACAACACAGTGCCCAGTGCTTGATTGTCTTTTACAGAAGAGTCAGTATCATCAGTTGTCTTTTCTGGATTTAATTCTTCACCCATAACGCTGGCATCATGCAAGTAAACCCAACCATTGGTCAGGTTAAATTTGCCAGGGACTTGTTTGTCAGCAGCATCGCGGTAAATTGTTTCCTTCTGAGTGACAACTTTGATTTTGTCAACGTACTCAGTAACCACTCGTTCTTTAATATTGTTTTGTTCTTTTTCAAGTTCAATCTTCAACTGCTCTGCTTCATTTGCAGCCTGTTGAACCATGACTTCTCCAGCATCAGTGCCTTTTTTGTAGCCAGCACCGAATGCCCCGCCAACAATAAAAACAACTGCGATAATTTTATATGGTAATGGTATCAACATAAGTCACCTCATTCACACCATGATTTCTTTTTGTCTCCGAAATATGCTCGGGCATGACCATTCTTAATCAACAGTTCAGAAAGTCTCTGACCGTCAACAATTAGATCACCAAGCACGCGACCGCCAAACTTGTCATGCTCTTTTAATTCAATCTGAATCTTTTTAGCATTTGCGACAAGGTTCTTGGTAAACGCACTGGCTTTTTCTGCAGCCGCTGCTTCAGAAGGACATTCTGCACGTGCACCCTTTTCTGGGGTGTCAACGCCCAATACGCGCAAACTCAACTGTGGCTTGAGTGGTGCTGGCATAAATGGGGCTTCAAATACCACAGTATCACCATCATTGACTTTCAGTACCTTGAAGTCATATGGATTGGCTAGGGTGGCAGATGAGAACGCAATAGCAAAAAATGTAATAATCTTTTTCATCATGTTGGTAACCTTCGTTTTAACATAGTAATCAAGATATTTTGTTTTTGATTACCACGTTTATATTTTTCATGGGCTTTGGCTGAAACTGGAGGATCACCTTGCGTCCCTGCGATGTTGCCCCCACCAGATGTGTTTACAGGAGCGTCTTCACGAAAATTCTTAAATGTTTTCATTAGATTTTCCTTAATATCTCAACAATTTTTTCGTCAGACTTTATATCACTACTACGTATTGTTTTATTTTCTATACCAATTCCATGTATCACTTCGGGCATTTGATTGAGGAGAATAAGAAATGGCTTCAAATATCCGTAATGACCTTCCAATTTAAAAAATAATAACTTCGTAGTTGCTACGCCAAACATATTGTATAGAACGATTAAATGATTCAAAATTAATCGTTCCTTCAAATCACCTGACTCTTCATAACGATTGAACAACCGTTTCAAATATTTAAAACGATTCAAGTCATCGTAAAATTCAAGTGTGTCATAGTACTGCGGGTTATCATAATGTTTCGCAGCATATAACAAAAAATTTGTGTCATCAACTTTATCAAAATTCATTATGAGAGTCTGACTTTAACGTCTCCTGCCGCAGTATAGTAAAGTTGTCCTACAACTACTCCACCAGTATTTGCGGCGGCATCATTAGCATATGGTCCCTGAGCAACGGCACCACGCAACGTGGTCAGTGTAACTTTCTTTGTTGCGTTGGCGGAAACATCTGATACAAGTAACAGGTCTCCACCAGCCAAAGAGGTCAGTGCCGTGAACTCAGTAAACTTTTTTGCGCGATCTGACATTCAACACCTATTAGGTGGTTACTGTAAGAGTTGCGCTGGTTGTTGTAACGTTTGCTGCGCCAGCTGTTGATACCAACGCACGAACCAATGTTCCGTCTGCGATAGTATTTGCGGCAACAGTCAATGTAGCAGTTGTCTGACCGCTGAAACCTGCAACCGCTGCTGTTGTAGCAAATGTTGCTGTGTTTCCTGGGCTTGTTGTGTATTGCCACAAGTAACCCAATGTTGCGCCAGATGGTGCTGAAGCGGCAACAACTGTGAACGTTGCTGTTTCGTTTGCAGTTGAATTGGCTGAGTCGTTTGCTGGTTCTGTTGTAATTGACAACTTGTAATCTGGGAAACGAACATCTTCGGCGTCGCCTGTGATTGTGTTCATTGCCACCAAAACTTCGTTGTGAACTCGACCTGCACGACCACCAGAACCGACAGTGCGAAGCACCCAGCCTGAGTGTGCAGCCTTTGTATTTGCACCAGCGCGTGCAGCAACTGCTTCGCCTTCAGCAACACCGAACTGACCGATTGTTGCTCCTGATACAAATGCGCCTGCTGTTGTGTTACCAAACAAATTTGTTTGGTTGCCAGTGTTTGCTGTAAGATTCAGCTGAGACACGCCCCAAAGGACTGAGTTTGCAGCGTCGTCTGTATTTCCCCATTGTGCCATTTCTTATTCTCCTAGAAAGGTTGTATCCTTTATTTATTTAATGTTATTCGTCACTGTTCAGCATATCTTCCATATAACGGGAAGATGGTTTTTTCTTTTTAATTTTTTCTTTCACTACGCTCGTTGAAATTTCTTCCAGCGGCAAAGAGTCTTGAATTGTTGGTCCGATAATTTTTCTCATATTGTTAAAGGAGGTAGTTGACACTTTTGGCGGAGATTCAATATTCGAGTTACCACGTTTAACTGGCGACTGAATATTTTGCGACTCTGGTGGTGTTGGTTCTACTAATCCTCTAATGTCTTTGTAAGATTGTGTGGCGACTGGTGGGGTTGGTTTTTCAACCCCAACAACCTTTATCACCTCACCATTGACAAAGTTGAGAGCCTTGAGTCCCATTAGACCTCACTCATGAAACTCTTATGAGACTTGGCAATTTTCTTTTGAAATGCACGTTTTTCAAGCGGCTTCATTGCCATGTATTTACCAAGAACCTTTTTGGCATGTCCTGGTTCAACTGGGTGCTTTTGACCATCCTTGAATGTTACATGGAATGGTTTTTCAGAGTCAGAAGCCTTCTTGACCTGCATCATAATGTGTTGATCTGGTTCATCTGCAACAGCCGCATAGAATTTGGCACGTGCAACTGGATCCTTTGGTGGACGACCACGACGACCTTCTTCGACCTGCTGCACTTGTTCTTCAACATCTTTGCCTGCTGCCACTTTTGGCTTACCAAGTGTTCCTGTAAGTTTTTGGAAAGCCAATAGTCTCCCAGCCTTTCTTTTTTCGTATTTTGGGTGACCCTCTTCTGGATGTTTGTCAAATGCCTTTTTACGGTAAGCATCAAGTGTTTTTGAAGAAACTTCATCAACCTGCTCAACTTCTTCTTTGGCAAGTTTGTTTGCAGCCTTTTCAATACCAATTTGGCGCTTCTTCATTTTGTTGAGCGGCTCTGCCATTTTCTCTTTATTTGGAATTGCAGCACCTGTTTCCATACCATGAATACCGCGACTCAATGCAGCCTTTTTAATATAACTGGCATAAGTCAATTTTTTCAGTTCATCCATTTGTTCAAGTTCTTCTTTTTTCATTTTTTCTAATTCCTTTGCTCTACGTTCTGATGCTGGCATTTCTTGATCTTGTTTCTTCTGAAGTTCAGAAGCACGCTTATCTGATGCAGGGACTTGACCTTCTGCACCAATGTCCTTTAATCTTTGTGCGAGTGCTGGTCTTTCTTTTGCTAACTGTGCAACTGATTTCGTTGTATCAGTGTGAGCCTTGGCGCCCATTGAAGCGAGGGACATCGCGCCAACGGCAAGTGCTTTTGCAACTTTACCTTCATCCAATACATCATCAGTGTGCTCTACGCTGTCGCCCATATAACGACCTTGACCGTAACCGTATGGGTTAGGATTTGGCTCATATGGTTTCTTTGGCTTTTTCTTATCAAGTTGTTTTCTTGCCCATCTTTGTGCTTTTTGAGTATTGGCAAGTTTTCTTATTGGGTTTTCATCGCCTTGTTTTTCTGCCTTTCTAGCAGCCATTACTGCACCAATCTTTACAGGTCTCTTTTCTTGACTGACCTTTAGATATTTTTCGTAGTCGACTTCGTCAATCTGCTCGACATCTTCGTTTGTCTTAGCGGCTTGCTTTTTTGCATATTCTGCACGAGCCTGAGCAAGAACTTTTTCGCCACGCTTACGGCTGGCATCGCTTGCTGCTTTTTCTCTGTCAAATGCGCGTTGCAATTTGACGGCTGCACTCATGCGCTTTGAGCCTTCATCAACCTGCTCGACTTCTTCTTTTGCAAGTTTATCTACGGCTTTCATTATACCCTTATTTCTTTTGGAATATCTTTTACCGTGGAATTCCATATTCCCGACATCTTTAGTAGTTGCTGCAGTCATTAATGAAACTGCCTTTTGATCTGCAGCCGCCTTGATGTAATTGCCAAGTTTTTTCTTAGAAATTTCATCAATCTGCTCGACTTCTTCGTTTTTCATCTTACGATTTTTTAGTTCATCTTTAATGTGCTTAATCATAGGATGGTCACCACCGCCAGAATATCCCATGTTATATTTGTGTAGATACTTTAGATGAGCAG